ATGTTTAGACCATTAGGGGTCGAAACAATAATAACTTTTGTAGTCTTACCTGATGAGATAACAGGGTAAGTAGAAGTAAAGAAATCTTGCGCCATGTTGTGTTGAACGAAAGCAAATTCATCCAAGAAAACTAGGTTGTAAGTACCTCCACGAACACCTGATGCAGAAGTCGCATATGCCCAAATCATTGAACCATTTTCTAGTTCAATATTACCTTTGTTCCAAGTTTTAATACCTTGTTGTAACCACAAAGGTAGATACTCATATGCATATTGAATTCTACCAAGAATCTCTCTCGCTAACGAACCCTTGTTTGCTAAGATTGCAACCTTATAATCAATATTAAACAATACTGACCATAACATATAGCCTACAGTTGTGGTTGTTTTACCAACCTGTCGAGGCATCTTAGCAATACAGAATCTATTATTATGAAAAGTGCTAACCATATCCTCTTGGAATGGCCACATGTCAAATGGGATAAGACCTTTATCCACATTGACAATCTTTACATAATTTTTAATGAAGTAAATTGGATCTTCAGAACACTTTACAATCTCTGCAACTTGTTCTTCGGTATAGGATATTTCTACCCCTAACCGTTTTAAACTCGCATTACCATTATAACCGCCACCTAAATCTGACATTTTATTTTGTAATACTTCTCAACATCCACGCTTTCTTCTGATGGGCGCCAAGAAGGTCTTGTAAAAAATTACTAACAGCAGGTTCACCAGCTTGTTCTGCCAAAATAATACCTGCTCTTAATTGCATAATATATTTGTCATTATCTGCCTTCAATGTAACAAACATTGTATGTGCATCTGGCACAGTTGTCGCTTCTTCAACGGCAGACAGTTCTGTAAATCTTGAAAATGAACCAGGTGCATAAGAATCTAAGTATCTAATGTGTTCTGCAATCAAATCAGTTTGTGCAAAAACTTCAGTATAAAATGTGTTTAAAAAATCATGATACTGAGGAAAATTTGAACCTTCAATGTTCCAATGATAGTTGTGTGCCTTCAAATACAAACCAAAATTTGTACCTAAAATTACTTTGAGTTGTTCAATTAATTGTTCCATGTTTATCCTTGTTCTTTAAAAATTTGACTAGTTCTGTTGTAGAGCCAACAAAAACTGCCTTATCTACATTTATGTTTTTTGCGTTTTGTGATTCACCTGTTAAGTCTCTTTTTCTCTTTTGTACTTCAAGTAAATCTTTATTTAAGTCTGATAAATTTTTAATTAATCCAGCGGCAACTTCATATGCTCTTGGGTGTTCTGATTCTTTGGCAACATGCAAAAGATTATCCATTGCAACATTGCCCTTTGTAATTAGTTCTCTGATATTTTGTCTAGCAAATTCTGCATCATCTTCAACAGGAGTTTTTACTTCTGCTGGTAATGTTTCAAATTGAATTGGTTCTACATCCAAAACTTCAGATAATTTTTGATTCAATTTATTCATGATATATTAGGAAAATTAGTTATAGTTTCTGAGAACCCAAACTCATCATCTGGTTCAGAACTAATTGGATTTGGTGTAGTGACAATCAATACCGACTTTAATGGATTTGTATCCAACGATGTAATTGTATAAGTTGCATTACTACTATCACCAACAAGAACATCGTTGGCACTTAAATAATCATTTAGATAACCAACAACAAGAGTTGCTGTATTTGCCGCACCGGCAGCATTGTTACTAAAATATAAAACTTCACCATGAATATTTTTATTTGATACTCTTACTGTTTCATTTGTCGCAAAGTAACCAACACCATTTGCATAATTTACATAAACTTTCTGTGCATCTTTTGTTCTTGTTTCTACATAGATACTTGAATTTGCTTGTCTGATAACATCACCAGAAAGAACTGGTGGCCAAATATAACCTTTTGCAGTAAACTCTAAGTCCCAAATAATTAATCTTGTAGACATTAAGTCACCTTCATATTCTGTTGTTGTGTTTACAGAATTGAGAATGACAGGCATATCATATTTTTTACCCATTGATGGAATGAAATTAATTGTTACATTAAAGTCTGGTGTAAAAAATGGTAAAATTTGTTCTAAGATTTGTGTGCCATCTTCTGTGTTTCTTACATAGATGGATAAAGAAAATGAGAAATCATATGGAACAGGAACAAACTGTGTCTTAACAGTTGTTGAAGTTTCAGCTGCAAAATTTCTTAATGTGGATGGCAACTTTCTGGAAACATCATAAGACATTCCGGTCATTTCAAATGACATTCTAGGAACAGTAGTTGCGATAGATTTTGTTAAAGTTGGGTCTGATGCCAATCTAACCAAATATTTTTCTTTTGCACCATAATTTAATGGTACTTTGAATTTTTCATATTCAATCGTTCCCGCTTTATTATATCTGACAGTATGAATGTCATTAAACATTGTACCAAAAGCAACAACAATCTTTCTGATTGTTCTATTATAAAAATGTTCATTACCTAGCATTATGCTTCACCAAATGGGTTGTGTTCTGAGAAGTCGATGATAGCATCCGCTTCAGTTTCAATTCTTGTATTATCTACCACATCTTCAAACGCATTATTATCGAATGCTGTATCGTCAGGTATAGATGCAGTAGTAAATCTTGCATTAGATGTTGCACCAATTGCTAATGTATTATTTGCAAATGTACCCATCACTCTTACAATATCTAATCTTCTTGTTGTACTGTTCCAAGTATGTACAGTCGCTTTTGCGTTTGCAGAAGCTAAACTAGCACCTTGATATACAATTTCATCTTGTACATATGTGCCAGAGCCGCCAGAGGCCATAACAATTCGTTCTCTTTGATATGCATCTCTAATTTGTTCATCAATTTCTTCAATACCAGTGTGTACCAATTCTTGTGAGAATACAAATTGTTTACACTTCAACGCATATACATAAACATTATTGCCACGACCACGGCCTAATGTATAAAACATTGCTTGATTATTTTCGTGTTCTACTTGTGTTATCTCAAAGAAGTTTTGAATCAACGGAACATAAATTAAATCACCTTCTCTAGGTCTAAAAAGATTAGATGCACCAGTTGTGTATTTAAATCTGCGGCGAGAAACTAATAGAGTAATCTCATCTCTAATTTCAAGGCCAAACTTGGACATGAAGTCACCTTCACCATCCATACCAGTAACATTCTCAAGGTACATTTCGAGATTGTATGCAGTAGTATATTTTTTTAATGAATCTTCACCGTACAACATGTCTTCTGAATCACCAGAAGTTCTTGGTAGATAATAAACATCCATGCCATGAATTTGCATCGCTTCAATAACCAAATCTTCAACCAACAGTTGTTCACTGGTGATTTGATCCGCAGGAAAATTATTGAAGTAAAAATTGGTAGGCATAGTTAACCTGTAAAGATTTCACTAGGCAAGCTACCCATCTGATACATTTCTTCTTCCATTTTGTTAATCTCTTCAAGTGCTTCTTGCATAATTCTTGGACCATCAAATGTAACACCACCTGGCATTTGAATACCAGCAAACTTAGATAGATTTGAACCCCATTGATATTTAATCTTTGCAGTTGCATATGCTTTTAAAAATCTATCACCCCAAATATCTGAGATGCCTGTTTTTGTTATTGATACTGAAGTTACATTTGCAGTAAGATTATTTGCACTAACTGTTAATTCAGTTGGTGATTTAATTCTTTGTACTTGATACTCTGCACCAGAAGACAATAAAATAATATCATTCTCTAAAAGTTCTTGGTCAAATACTGTGCCTGTTCCAACTAAAGTGTTTGCGGAAGTATTGCCTGTTACAGTACCAGTTATTGTAATTGTATCTGGTTGCATTTTTCTGTAGCACTCAACAACAACATAATCACCAACTTGAAAGTCTCTTGACCAATCAACATCTAAGAATAATCTATTTTGGTGTCTGTTAAATCTAAACTGTGGTGTGCCAGAAAACAATAAGTTCAATGTGCGAATATGTTGCATTGTAATTTCATATGACACATAAGACACAGATGTAAAGTCATATAAATCGTGCAATCTTAATTGATATCTCAAGTCAAACATATTGACCGAAGAACCAGATTGGTCAAATGGAATAATACCAGTTACAAATGTAACAGCATCAGGGCAATAAATCCATCTTCTATTAATATCAGTTTGAGTGATTTGATGCTTCATAAAAATCTTTTCGGTGCCATCATAATGATAGTCCGCCCAAAATGCTAATGCATCATCAATACGGTCATCTACTTGGTCATCATCCACATTAATTTGAATAACTGGATGGCCAAGTCTTCTTAAACAGTAATCTTTAAATTGTTGTCTTGTTGTTGGTTGTGCCATGTTTTATCCCAATGCAATTGAAAGTGCTAACACATCACCAAGAGTTGCACCACCAGAAGCGGCAGTTGTTTGTCTTGTGCCGTCATCGAAAATAATACCATTAGCAGAAACATTACCTTTAACACCAATACCACCAGCAACAGTTATTGCACCAGTTGTATTAGATGTTGATACAGTTGTGTTTGTAACATTAATAGAAGTTAATGTTGGTGCAGTATTAAGAACAACTGAACCAGTACCAGTAATAGTTGAAAATTCGTTATACTCTGCATCCCAATCTGCGGCTGTTGTTAATGTAGTACCAATACACTTACATTGAACAGTAACACCAGGAATTATAGTTACGACTAAATTTCCACCAGAAGAGTTAACTGTTAAATTACCAGTTGAAGCATTTTCAATCTCATAAGCAACACCGGCTACTAGTGTACTAGTAACAGGAAGAACAACTGTTTGTGTAGTAGAACCTGTGAATCTTTGGTAATTATTGCTTGCTGAAGTTAATGTGGTTGTACCAGCTGCCGTAGCAATACTGGAATAACCCATTTTAATATTGTCAATTGTCGGTAATGATATTGTTGGTGCAGTATTAAGAACAACTGAACCAGTACCAGTAGAAGTAGTTACTCCAGTACCACCTTGTGCAACTGCTAATGTACCAGAAGTAATTGCAGCCGCAGAAATTACGATTGCAGTATTTGTTATTGCAGTTACACGGCCTTTTGAATCTGTAGTGATTACAGGAACATAAGCTGCATTAGCATAAGTTCCGGCAGTACCCGTAGCTGGTAATCTTGCATCTGCCAATGTACCAGAAGTAATAGCAGCAGTATCTATTGCAATCGCTGTGTTTGTAACGGCACTAACTCTTCCATAAGCATCAGTAGTGATTACAGGAACATAAGCTGCGTTAGCATAAGTTCCTGCGGTGCCTGTATTTGCAACCGATACAAATGCAGTACCATTTGATGTTAAGAATGTTCCAGTAGTATAAGTGATTGCGTTTGCGCCGCCCTGTGCAAACGGAAGAACACCAGATGTAATCTGTGTTGTTGCAATTTGAATTAATGTATTTGTAACTGCACTCACACGACCATATGTGTCAGTAGTGATTACTGGATGATAGGCTGCGTTGCCGTATGTACCAGCAGTACCTGTGTTTGCAAGTATCGTAACTGCACTTGTTCCAGAACCAATAAGAATTCCACCAGCAGTTAATGATGTTGCGCCTGTACCACCATCTGCAACTCCGATAGCTGATGCAAGACTTGATACAGTACCACCAGTAATGTTTGCTCTTAGTGTGGCAGTATTAGAAGCAGTTAAAGAACCAGTTGCAAGTGCGTTTGATGTTGGGTCAGTAGTTAAGTCTTTAAATAAGAAGAAGTTTGAACCTGCTTGTCTTACAAGACCTGCATACTTTTGACCTGTTGCATTATATGTTCCGTAAAAACCAATATCTAAACTATCACCTGCGGTGTTGTTGTTTGCAAGTTTTAATAGTGAATCAGATGTAGATACAGTTGAAGTGTTAACAGTTGTAGTTGTACCATTAACAATTAAGTTACCAGTAATTGTTGTATCGCCTGATACTGTGCCACCAGATGAATTAAATTTTGTTGCAGCTAAATCATAAGCAGTTTTAACTGAGTTTGGTGTTGCGGCAGTTGTTGTACTTGTTGAAGATATTGAATCTGTAAGTTGAACAATACCTTGAACTGAAGTTGTTGAAGATTGAATTACAGTATTTGTAATTGCAGTAACTCTACCATATGCATCTGTCGTGATAACAGGGATGTAAGTAGAGTTTGCATAAGTTCCAGCAGTACCTTTTGTTGGCAATCTAGAGTCTGCTAATGTGCCAGAAGTAATCTGTGAGGTGTCAATCGCTACTGCGGTGTTTGTTACGGCAGAAACACGGCCGTATGCATCAGTAGTTATGACAGGAATATAAGCAGCGTTTGCATATGTTCCGGCAGTACCAGTATTTGCCAACGCAACAAAAGCAGTTCCGTTAGATGTTAAAATTGCACCAGTAGTATATGTTGTATTATTAGAACCACCTTGTGCAAATGGTAATACGCCTGAAGTGACTTGCGAAGCCGCTATCTGAACTAATGTATTTGTAACTGCACTAACCCTGCCGTAAGCATCGGTTGTGATTACTGGATGATAGGCGGCATTTCCATATGTACCAGCAGTACCAGTATTTGCAACAGAAACAAATGAAGTTCCATTTGATGTTAATAGACCACCGGTTGTATAAGTTGTTGCATTAGCGCCACCTTGTGCAAATGTCATCACACCTGTCACAGAAGTAGATGTGATTGCAATCGCTGTGTTTGTTATACCAGTTACACGACCATATGCATCGGTCGTAATAACAGGAACATAAGTTGCATTAGCGTAAGTACCAGCAGTACCTTTGGTTGGCAGTCTTGCATCAGCGATTGTGCCAGAGGTAATTGCGGCTGTGTCTATTGCAATCGCTGTATTTGTAACGGCAGATACACGACCATAAGCATCGGTTGTAATGACTGGAACATAGGCTGCATTAGCGTAAGTGCCGGCAGTACCTGTGTTTGACAATGCAACAAACGCAGTTCCATTACTTGTTAGAATTGCACCAGTTGTATATGTTGTATTGTTTGCACCACCTTGTGCAAAAGGCAAAACACCAGATGTAATTTGTGTTGTGGATATCTGAACTAATGTATTTGTAACGGCAGATACACGACCATAAGCGTCTGTAGTAATTACTGGATGATAAGCTGCATTACCATATACACCAGCAGTACCAGTATTTGCAACAGAAACAAATGCGGTGCCATTAGATGTTAATAAACCACCAGTTGTATATGATGTTGCGTTTGCACCGCCTTGTGCGAATGTCATTACACCTGTAACGACACCAGAAGAAATTGCGATTGCAGTATTTGTTACAGAACTAACTCTGCCGTAAGCATCAGTAGTTACGACAGGAATAAAAGATGCATTACCATATGTACCAGCAGTGCCAGTATTTGATAGTGCAAGTAAGTGTGAACCATTTGAAGTCAGTATTTGACCTGTGGTTATAGAAGCGTTTGCTTTAACTAATGGATTACCACCCGCAGTTGTACCATCGTGTACGACTACGACTTTTTTATCTGTATCTACAGTAAGCTCAGCAATAGAACCTGTGAAGGCTGCTGTTTGTGCTGTATTACCTCTTCGTATTTGGACTTGTGTTGACATAATTGTATTTATAGTGTCCCGTAATCAACGCTGTAATAAATCGCTTCTGAAACATAACCATAGTCAACAGTCATGCCCTGAGCGCCTGGAGTTCCAGCGACAGTAATTGTTTTTGTTGTTGAGTTTGCAAAGACATATACACCAGACTCACCAGTGAAACTAACTTTATCATTTGCACTAGTGGCATTTGCATAAACAGAATTGTTTGGTGTAAAGATTTGACCAAAACCAAAATCAACTGTACCACCACCGCCACCAGAACCTGCATTGGCAGTGTATTGTTTTGTGCCATCACCAAACTGAATATAAGTGGCTGCAAAACCACTATTGTAAGTCAATACGCCAGAACCTGCACGACCTAATTTTAAACCATCATTGTTACCAAATGAGATGTATGCATTTTGAACATTTTGTTGACCACGAACAGACATTGTATCGGCAACATTAATGTCACCAATCCAAGTATCATCACCAACTTTGAAGTTAGTGCCTTGACCATTGTTTGCAGTTGCAACATAGTCGAAGGTGATATTATTAGTAGCGGATACAGTTTGAAGACCTGCTAATATTTGATTATTTGATAATGATGCGTTGGCAGTATATTGTCTTGAACCATCTGAAAATTGAATATATTGTGATGTTGCAATACCGCCTGGTACTGTTAAGTAACCAGAATCATTTAAATCAAAAATGGCAGCTGTGTATAAAGAATTGATGATTTGGAATTTACCATTCGAATCAATTCTAAACCATTTATTTCTATTTGCTGAACCGCCACTAATATTATTTGCGGTAATAAAGTCAAAATATCCTGTGCCACCTTTTGTGTTGGCACCATACATTTCGATTGCAACATTTTGACTTGAAGCTGCACCAACATTATAGTTGATGGTTACAATTCCGTTTAATGTAGAATTGCCTGTTGTTGTGATACCACCTGTGTTTGCAATGAATGTATTTGAATATATTACATTCGCACCTGCAATAATACCACCAACACCAGTACCAGTTGTAATACTTGTTGCGGTTAAGTTTACTGTGGTTAAGTTTGTTGAAACATTAATGTTTTTTACATTAAGTGTCGCAAGAGTTTTATTGAAGGTAAAGTTTGAGTTTGCACCAAAAGAACCAGCATCATTGAACTGAACTTCTGTGGTTAAACCTGAGACTGCTGTGGTTCTGATTGAACCAAGAGTATTTGAAGAACTTTTATAGTATAGTATTCCATCAGCAAAGTTAAGTGATAACTCGCCGTTTGCTAAGACGCCTAGTGATGGAGTATTACCAGTAACACCAGAACTGCGTAATGCAATTACTGTGTTAGCCATTTTAGAAAGTTCCGCCGGCCGATTCGAATGTCAATGGAGTTGCATTATTAATTGGGGCAGTTTGTTCTTTTTTGACCTCTACTTTTGGTGTTTCTTCTTCTGGAACTTCAATACCTAATTTTTTCTTTTTTGAATTTGGCAACATTTCTTCTAACTGTGTAGTATATTTTTTGTGTGAATCAATTTCTTTTTCCATTGATTCAATTCTATTACTTAATTTTTCAATCTCGCCTGCTTGTTGATTTACAGCAGTTTGTAAACGATGTTTGTCATTGTCACTGGTAACATTGTTTTGAATGATTCGATTTTTATCTTCAATCTCATGTTTCAATGAACTTACTTCATTTGCCAAATTATTTTTTTCATTCATCAAACGGCTATATTCTTCCTGTTTGATGGACTTATCTGATTCAACGCTTGCTAGTTTTTGTTCCATTTCTGGAATCTTACTAACTTTCTCTTCTAAAAATTTCATCTGCGTTTGAAACATAAAATTCTGTTTCATAATTGCAGTAATATTGTCTAAAATTACCTCATTGTAGGCATTGATAAAATTTGCATCGGACATAATAAAACCCTTTCATAGTGTATTAATTATATATTAGAAACTGCCACCATTCAAGTGAGCAAATGTTGGAACACCAGTTGAACTAATTTGTAGAACATGGCCTTCAGTAGAAGATGCAACAGATATTAGTGCAGATGTAGAAGTTACACCACCAATGATAACACCGTTTGCAGTATAAGATGAGAATCCTGTACCGCCTCTTGTGACACCTAAAGTACCAGAAGTAATTGCAGCAGTATCAATTGAAATGGCAGTATTTGTTACTGCGGTTACACGACCATAAGCATCAGTAGTAATAACTGGAACATGAGAAGCATTTGCGTATGTGCCAGCAGTACCTTTAGTTGGTAGTCTTGCATCAGCAATTGTACCTGAAGTAATTTGAGAAGTATCGATTGCAATGGCTGCGCCAGTGTATGCAGTAAGTTCACCATAAGCATTGTATGTGACAGAAGTAATTGTATTAGCAGCAGATAGACCACCAGTTACAGTTGTCGATGTATTTGCTTGTGATGCAAGACTTGTGCCATCATAAACAAGTCTTTGACCTGCTGTGAATGTTGTTTGATTAGTACCGCCTCGAGCAATTGGTAATGTACCAGAAGTAATTTGAGAAGCACCGATTGCAATTGCAGCACCTGTAGCAGCAGTCACACGACCATATGCATCAACTGTGAGTGATGAAATAGTATTTGCAACAGCAAGACCACCAGTTAAAGTGTAAGTGCTATTTGCAAGAGTCTGTAATGCACCTGTGCCATTACCAATAAGAATTCCGCCACCAGTAAATGTACCCGCACCAGTACCACCATCTGCAACTGCAATTGCAGAGGCCAAACTTGAAACAGTACCACCAGTTAAGTTTGCACGGAGAGTAGCAGTATTTGCAGCGGTTGCAGAACCTGTTGCAAGTGCATTAGTTGTTGGGTCATTTGGAATGTTTTGGAACAAGAAGAAGTTGCCACCGGCTTGTTTAACAAGACCAGTATACTTTGTTGTGCCTGAAACATATTTACCAACAAAACCAATATCAATTGCATCAGCAGCATTGTTTGCCGCCAATGTAATTAGTGAATCTTCTGTTCGAATCGTTTCAACATCTTGTGTGATTGTATTACCAGAGATAACTAAGTTACCTGTAATTGCCAAATCACCAGAGATTGTACCACCAGTTGTACGAACAACAGTATTGTCAACATCAAATCTTACATTATCAGTTGGTGTAATAGATGTTGTAATACCATCACCACCAACAAAAGTAATTGTTTCAGTTCCAAGAGCAATTGTATTTGTTCCTGTATCAGCAGCAATACTTAATGTAGTTGAAATTGAAACATTCGCTGCAGAAGTCAATCGACCTTTTGAGTCAACAACGAATGTAGGAATTTGTGTTGCACCACCGTATGTACCGGCAGAAACACCTGTTGAACCAAGTGTTAACGGAATATTTGCATTTGCAGAACCATCAATAGAGACTGTGCCGTTGGCATCACCAGAAACACCAATTGTTCGTGCAGTCTGCCATGCAGCCGCAGTATTTGCATTACCATATAATGATGCCCTAACTGCTGTTGCAGAGAAGATACCTGATGCATCTCTTTTAACAATAGTAGAGACTGTATTTGCATCAGTAGCCGCATCTACAATATCTGTGTAGTATTTACCACCAACGGCAATTGGACCACCGTTAGTTCTACCAATGTATAGTTTACCGGATGTATTTGAATACGCTGGTTCTGCAACATTTAGCGTTGATGGTGCTGAGGTAACTTCAGACCATTTTAGTTGAATTACGGTATTTGCCATTTTTGTCCCTTAGAATAGGTTTCTTATTATTTTACTGTCTATTTATGCGAATAGTTATTTAGAAACTACCGCCATTGATTGTTCCCAGACTTATGTTTATTGTGTTAGCATATTCATAAGCTGAGTTGATTTTATCAATATACGCTTTACCCCCAACAATAATTGAACCATCACTATTGGCAGTACCAATGAATAGAGTATTACTCACATATGAATACGCAGGTTCTGCAACATTAAGTATTGCCGGTGCAGAATTTGCATCAGAATACTTTATCTGTATTACTGTATTTGCCATTAAAACTTACCACCAGTCAAATTATTGATTGTTGGACTTGATGCTTCAAATTTAAAAGTTGTAGAATTATACACCAATGTCTCACCATTATCTGCACCAGAAACATCAACATCTGTCAATACACCCAATGATACATTAGAAGATGGTGCTACACTAACCGATGCAAATGTTTTATTTGCAGGTTTGAGAGATACAGTTGTACCTGGATTGTTATTGATGACTACAGTAGTTGCCATTATCGTGTAACTGAAGGAAGAATAGTTGCTATACCTTCAACTACTCTAGTTTTAACATTAGTTGGGCTGGTAATCAAGAGGTCGTATACCATTCTGCCTGGAGTTAGATTTGCAGTATTGGCTGCAGTCAATATCATTGTCAATTCACCATTAACTGCATTACTAACAGTTACAGTAAAGTTATTTGCGGTTGTTGAGTAATATGATTTACGCAGTTGAGCCGCAGCGGTATAATTTGTGAGATTTGTTGGAACACCTGTGGCATCATTAACCGTGACTGTGGTTGAAAAGGATGCACCTTGCTCGATTGTGATTTCTGCGAAGCCTGCCATTTTACCCTCTTTTTATTTGATTATGTTCTATTTAGTCAAACACGGTACTGTTAGCAATAAAAAACCCCGCCGTAGCGGGGTTAATGAGTGACTTTTATTTACTCTGAGTCAGCAGGTTCAGGTGTGTTACCTTCTGCAAGCCACTTTAGGTATTCTTGGTAATCACGGTTATCTTCTGAAAATGGAATATTTGCATTATCAGACAATCGTAAAACCATGTTATCTTCACCAAAAGGATTCTTTATTAATTTATACATTTTTTATAACTCCGCATCTGCTGTCCAATGACCATATTGATATGCTGGTGTCCATGCAGCAACAGTATTTCCATAACAATTAAATGCCCTAGTTCCTGGATACAAACTAACCATATTATAAGAAGTTTCAGACACACCACTTCTTGCATATCTCCATGTGCCTGTAGTTGAAGCAAAATTTGCATTGTAAAGAGTGATTGTTGGTCCTGTTCTTTTTGGCACACTAAATGGTACATGTGCAACAAGACTACCAGCTGAATCGGAACTATTTGTTGTATATACAACACCAGAAGTCGTTACAGTACCTGGAGCAGTTAAAGTATCATAACTCTTTTCATAATATCTTTGACATAATGCCAGTTCTTGGCCATATGAACGATATTCAAAAGGTGAAGCCGCAGAACCTTTTTCCAACTGAACACCGGTAACATAGAAAGTTGCACCAGATGTTCCAACTACACTTGTTGTACCAGTTGCTGACAAATAATTTGTTGCTGACCATACCCCAGCAGTTCCACTATATGTTGTTCCAGTACCGAGACTAAATTGTATAGATATTCCAGAACCATTAGTAATATTTGCTGCACCTAAAGTAGTAGACCCTACGATAGTAATTGTTTTATATTCCCATGTATTAGCAGAATTAATTGTATATGAAAATGGATATCTTCCTGCGGCATTATTAAATGCACCACCAAACAATCCGGTTAAAGAGCTACGAACCCAAAAAGATAAAGTTGCCGTTATAGCATTAGCAGTTCCCCAACCAAAGTCGGCAATATTATAACCCTCAAGTGTTTGATATATCCTAAAAATATCACTGGAACCAATAGAGTATGCTGATTGACTAGTTACACCCAAATAAGTAGTAAAACCAGGAGGCGGAGTTAATGAATTTAAATTTTGTTGAGCAATAAGTTTACCTGTTGTTGTTTGGCCAACAACCCATCTATCAACAACAAAATCATTAATGGCATTAGTTGTTGCGGCACCAACAAATCTTTGGTCGATTCTCATATCTCCATTGATGATGCGGTTACGCATACCACCAAATGTAGCGTCTTGTCCACCAATTTGCATACCACCAGAGAAGTTAATCTTTGACGCTACATTAAGCGTAGAAGCATAACTACTGTCTGATTGTATTGTATCTACGGTAAGAGTACCTGCCATTATTATTCCTTAGGATATTTCTGTTTAACTGCTTCAACTTTTGCGAGATATGCAGTCAACTTAGTTTCGTCACCTTTAGATTGGTGGTATAGTGCATCAGCCAAATCTGTGAGTGGTGGGTATTCTGATACTCTTTTACGAGCATATTCATTCGCATTATATACTGCTTTAAGGCGAATAATTTCTGCATCAATTTCTGATTGTGTTGGTTGAGTTTGAACAGTATCAATCCAGTTAATACTGCCATCTGAACCTACTGCATACTGAGATAGTGGGCGTAAAGAACTTAATGCTTCAGCAACTAAATGTCCTCTAATTTGTGATTTCACGATGCAATCTCCAATGCATAAATTGATCCATTATACCAATTCCAAGTTATACCAGATGCCGCACCAGTAGTTGTATGGTCAATCCATATATCATATGTTATAGCCGATGTTGTTGCAGGAGAATCAATAAACATGAGTGTGTTGAAATTTCTAGCACCGGTAGTTTGTTGATAACCGGCAGCATTTATAAAACCTCGTAAGTTGGTTGTATTTTTTCTCAATTGGCCAAAAATATAATTACCAGTACTACCGCCAACTCTTTCGCCTTCCAACGCACCTAAAAGAAGTATTCTTGATGATGCACTTGAAGGAGTTATACTCAGAGTTAATGCTACAGCATTTGCTGATGTTGAACCTGTTATAGTAGTATTCGCAACGGTCTGCAACACAGTACCAATTGGTAGACCAGCTGTAATTAATTTACCACTTGTTATTACATTAGTACCTGCCAACGAAACATTACTACCAACCATTTGAAGGCTAGTAGCGTTCATAAAGGCGACATTCGACCCAGCAATATTAAATGCTAGGTTACTGTCTGATTGTACTTGGTCAACTTTTAAAATTCCGGCCATAATTACTCTTTAGGATGTGCGTCTTTTACTGCCTTGATTGCAGTATAGAAGTCTGATGTTTTATTTAGTGTGCCATTATCAATAGCATGCCACAACATATCTAGTTGGTCACCGATGGATGGGTATTGTTTTGTGCGTAGTGCAACATACTGATTAGATTCAAATTCAGTAGTTACCAATTCATCATCATATTCAACAATATTTCCATTTTCATCAAATGCTTCGTTGCCACGCATGTATTTAACTTGCGGATATAATTTGTAAATAGCATCGTGTTTATGTATCATGCTGCTACCTCAATTAATGTCATTGTAACATAAACATCCGCCAAATTAAAATAAACGGTAGCTGAACCAGAATTATTTTTTACATACGGTTGATAAGTTACAGAAGATGTTGTTGCCGGAGAATCAAGATAGCAATAACTGTGTGCAATTGCCATAGTTGATGCGGCTGGAGAAATTAAAATTTCATCGATGCCTGCACCAGAGTTTATCGCACTATAAGAACCACTTGCAATTGAACGATACATGCTCATCCATGCTTCATTACCACCAGATGGACTATATCTCCATTGACCACCATTTAAAAGAACAAGTATTTTACTAGAAGATGATGTTGGAGTTATCGAAGTGGTGAATCCTGATGCCGTAAAAGTTGTTCCTCCAGCAAAAGAATATGTTGTTTTTGTTGTGTTTGAAACAACTTGCAATATTGCACCTGCATAACCCATTTTTGCTCTAGTGATTGCACTATCAGCAATAGCGGCAGTAGGAATTGAACTTGCAATAACTGATGCGCCACTAATTTTACCATTAGCCGCAATCAATTGTGTTCCTGTATTACTAAAGAATCCAGAAGAATTGATAGTTGCAAATGTAGTATTACCTACATTCAAACTTAATTGGTTAGCATCCGTACGGATGAAGTCGCAAATAATTGTACCGGCCATATTAAAATATTGTCCAAGTTGAGTTGTTAGCAATTGTTACTGTCTTACCATCAGCAATCGTTAGAGGACCAGCAGAACTTGCGTTATAGCCGGTGGTAATTGTGCAATTTTCAGTCAAAACATTAGAATTTATCCTGATGATACCATATGTATCTGCACTCAAATACGGGTTCACTTGCACTCTATCACCCATATAAACAATCTCAATATTCTGAGTGCCTGTAGGTGGTGCTTCTGTGAACACTAACTGACCATTACTTAGTGCATATGTGTTTGTTGCTTGTTTAACACCAGACACAGTAACGATAACACTCGCTTCATTTCCGGTAGAATAATTTAATGTAAACGCAGTCGTAGCACCGTCACCAGAGAAAAACTCTGAGCGAAACGATCCGTTGATTTGTTGGTTGCCTATGTAAGAAATTTTAGTTCACCTTAGTTAATTGACTTGTATGGCTTGTTTCTTTGTATTCATTATTTATGTAGTTACTTAAACGGCCTTTAATCATATTTTTTTCTTTAGACACTTGAATATTTTCAAGTTTTACTCTATAATTTTTTATTCCATCATTCATCCATATTGTATTGGATGTTGATTTACCACATTTTTCTTTTAATGATTTTAACCCGTCTTCACTAATCGTATTAGTTTTACCTTTGTTCCAAGGAGTTTTACCTTTGCCGGCTTCACTAAGTTTTTGTTTATGTTCGTCAGAAAAAACAATACCTCTCTTGTTAAGTCCTGCTTTTTTTGCAGCTTGTTTCCATTTTTCAGGATTTTCTAAACGATTCTTTAATGTTGCAATTCTATTTTTTTCTCTTATTTTAGGATTCTCATAAGTTTTTTTCACACCTGTAGAAATTTTTTCTCTAATGATAGGACAAGAAAGAACTTTTTTAAGTGTTTCACTAAGTTTTTCTTTATGTTCTTGTGTGTGCCCACTACTTCCATAGCCACCGCCAACCAAATTCAAACACTTCTCATCACTCTCAATCAAATTTACAGTTACCATTTTTCTTTCTAAATCATAAATGTAATCAACATCAGATATCACTAAAATATCATATTTGAAATTATCAGTACCATATTTTTTAATTTGATTTTTGATTCTATCGCCAGAACCCCAATAACCATTTTGTGTCCATCCGTTGTGCTTACCAATATAATATTCACCTGTTATGGTGTTAGTAATTTTATAAAGGTGCGCCACTTGAGACATAGTGTTCTATTTATTCTGGTTTAGGATACTTAGCTTTAACTGCTAAGCAATCTGCAATGTAAGCATCAATTTGTGCCTGATTACCTTTAACAACACCATCAAGGTAATCGGTGACTGGTGGATATTCTTTTTGTCTTTTTGCTATGTATGCATTGGCATCAATATATGCCTGAACTGTGGCTTCATTGTAATCAACAATATTCTCATCTTTGTCATAGGCAACATCACCACGAATATTAACAACTGTAGGATGTGTTGCGTAAATTGCTTTATGTTTAATCATGCTGCAATCTCCATAAGAGTCATAGTTGCTCTTGGAATGCCAGAGGCACTCGGTATATTGAAAGCAATAGTACCTGCACTATTAGTCATAAGCTGATAAGCTGTATATGTAGTAGCAGAAGTTGTTGCTGGTGAATCAAGAACAGAAAAAGTCATTGCTGATTCTTGTGCGCCACCAGAGTTATAGCAGAGTGTATACCCTGTAGCATATAAATTAGTAGCCCCTCTATAAATAGTAAGAACCATTTGGGTTGAAGCCCTGTCGCAATAACCACCGCCGCTAATTGTTGCCAATATCTTGCTTGTAGAGCTAGTCGGGGTAATAGTTCCTGTTAATCCAGCTGAAACCCAACTACCCATTGTGGCTGTAGAGTATGTAGTATCCAAAGTTGTTTGTACAACTTGTAACACAGCACCAATTGGCTGTTGTGCAGTCGAAATTCTTCCAGTAATTGCAGTATTAGCAACAGACAGACCAGACAATGATGAAATCAATGCACTAGTAATATTACCAGAAGCAATCAATGCTGTGGTAATATTACCTGCTGCAATACTGTTCGTTTTAATGAGTGATAATGGCATATTCTTTTATTTATCTCTATTCGTCAGCAGGTTCTGGAGTATTGCCTTCAGCAAGCCACTTTAGATATTCTTGGTAATCTTTGTTGTCTGGATCAAAAGGAATACAAGCATTATCGTTTGTGCGAACAATGCAATATTCATTTAATGTTGTATCACGATTTAAAATTTGTTTATACATTTTTTTATAACTCCGCTGATACTGCTATCCAAGAAGGTACAGTACTTGCTGTGATAACAGTCGCATTTCCGCCAGTAAGACCAGATATTCCACTCCATCCTTGTGTACCAACTGCTGCTGGACTTAGAACATCAATAGATCCAGCAGAAAAAGAGGTTGTACCATTACCACCAGAAGTAGATGCTCTAAAGTGAGTGATTGAGGACATACTTCCTGTAGGAGTCGCTCTCATAGTTACTGGTAAATCAAAAAGTTTTCCATAAACTCCACCAGTATTAAAACATTGAAGTACAGCAATATAGTCAGTACTTGTTGAAATGATGTTTCTTTGATAATAATACCTCTGACACAATCTCAATTCATTTCCATAGTCACGATAATCGAATGCCGTGGCTTGTGAGCCTTTTTCAACCTGGACACCAGTAATATAAAGTGTTGCAGCATTTGTGGCAGAAAGATTAGTAGTTCCAGTCACACCATACGCACCACCAGAAGGTGTTACCCATCCAGTTCCAGCGGTAAGTGTATTTGATGAACCGGTACCAAGTTGGAATACCAATCGCATACCAATACCATTATCTTTTAACCATGTGCCAGAAGTGTCACCTGAAATTGTTACAATTTTATATTCCCATGTATTAGCAGAATTAATTGTATATGTAATTGGATATGCTCTAGTCATAGCGCCATTTGTTACAACTAAACCATATGTTCCTGTTACACTTCCTCGAATCCAAAAAGAAATAGTAATTGGTTTTGCATCACTACTTCCATATCCTAAATCTGCAACATTATAACCTTCAATGCGTTGTTGCAAAACATAAATTGATCCAGAAGATACACTATTAGCACCTGTGGATAAAATAGACAAAGAATAAGTAAAATTAGCAGGGACAACATTTGATTGTTGGAAAGTAAACCAACTACCTGCGGTACCACTAGCTGCTTGCCATCTATCTAAGTTATATGCATCACCAGAAGGTGTTGTGCTTGATCCACTATTTCTTTGGTCAATCGCCATAGCACCGTTTATAATACGGTTCTTAAAGCCGTACGGTGAACCCGCACTATTACTAATACTATCTGCTGCTGTTTGAATTGGCATTTATATTCTCTTAAACTTTTATTTATTCGTCAGCGGGAAGTGGTGTGTTACCATCGGATGTTTTGACCCATTCCATTTTCATAGGTGCAGTTATTTGCAATTCATAACCATCAAGCCATTTTAAGTAGGTTTGATAATAAGAATTATTTTCTTCAGCTGGAATAATACCGTGAGTGTCACCATCAATAAACATTATTTGATTTGGTTTATTTTTAACTAATTTATATTGCATCATATATCTCTATTAAAATTCCGCATTAAAAGTTAGTCTAAAGTTAAGGTCGTTGTTAACACGAAGTGTAGTTGCTTGTCCCGATACTCCACTTGCACCACCATAAAAACCAAATTGAACAGTTTTAGGACCAACTTGGTCAGCAGAAACACTTTGTCCAACACTTCCAGAACCACCTAAAACAGTCCAATTTCCTGTTTTTGAAATAACTGGAATACCCCGCATTTCAACAGGATGTCTA